ATGAATCCTTTTACATATCTAATAGACTTACTAGATGAGCATGACTATATGGGTCCTGTAGGTGCATTTATTGGTGTTGCTATTGCTATAGTAGTTGCGGTAGTGACACGCTAATGAACCTCTACCTATGCCCCTCATGTAACACCCTTGCTATTGTCACCTATGACGGATATACTATTAACATTAACCCATGCACATGTATTAAGGAGAATAAATAAATGAAATGTATCGTTACTGATTGCGAATCAACAAGCCTAGTCTACTCAGGCACAGACGCCTTTATGTTAGGTGTACCTACAGAGAAGGTATGCTATGCACACGCTAACATCTATGCACAGGTAAGCGCATTAGCGCATGCTTAGTGAATTAGATAGGCGTAGGGCACACCTCGCAAGCGGGGGAACAATAGAAAACTATGATAGAACACACTATCCACAATGGTATAAAGACAAATTAGAAAAGAGTATAACAAATGATCAAAGTAAAACTAACATCAACATCAGGAACTACAAAGGAGATGACATTTGATAGCAAAGAAAATGTGCTTAAATTTATTGAAGAATATCGTGCCATCCTTCCGATTGGAACTGCAGTTTGCATTGACGCACCAATCATTGGAATCCACAACGGATGGTTACAAGGTAAAAAAACACTAATGGGTGTGTAGTATTAAACTCTAAGCGGTGGGTAGTGGGTGCTATTATGTGCTCACTATCTTTTTGCGTTATTTGTTTTTAAATCATGTATCATGCATTTGGCAAAAATATTCAGATTTTAGCAAAAGTGAATTTTGAAAATTTTTTCAGATTTGTCGGTATAATAAATACATGGCAATATTAGAAAACTTAGAAAATGCATGGGATGAAGAATTTCATTTTGAATCTAAGCCTATGCCTATTACTGACAATATGGGAAAAGAAAAGTTTTGGGAAGATTTAGGCAGGCCCTAAACTAGCATACATAATTTTGACAAAACTAGGATCACCTATGAAGTGATCTTGATTATTTCGACGGTATGCTAAGTTATAACTTTTATCTACAGAATCTGCTATATACCAATCAATCACTTCTTCATTTACTTCTGATCTAAGGTTTGTTAAAACAATATATTTTTGACCTCTACGTAATGCTAAAACTCCAGATATCTCTGGTTTAAAATGATCTGGCAGATCAAGGTTTGAAACCCAAGTGCATTTGTTAAATTTTTTACATTCGGGGGGACAAAAGGTGCAAACCCTACTTAATGAGTCCATTTGAGTTCAATGCATCATATAGCAACTCATTAGCATATACCAATTGAGGCATAGCCTGTTCCAACCATGGCTCAATATCAACATTTTGCTCTGATGCCATCTTCTTATTCCACTCAACGACTGTTTGAGTCATTAAATTAACTACTTCTTGTTTATCCAATTTAATCTCCATTATTGACACGGACCATTCATCATGGCTGCTTTTGCTCTTGAATTCATTAATAGTTTAGCATACTTTTCTGAGACATCGTTTGAATGGTCATCTCCATCAAGCCAATGCTCTTCTTCTAAAGGATTATCATCTAGGCTGCTATGTGTTTGACATAAGATAATATCGTAGTAATCTCCCTCTTGAAAATCATAGTCTGGTCTCCAATGGGCTTGGTGTGTACCGCTAAACCAAATACCCTTGTTTTTCTCCATAGTAAACTTTTCATCTTCTACATAAAAATCCCAATCAATGTTTGTATCTAGTTCTACAGTAAACATCAAAGCAACATGTGTTTCAGATCTATCTTGGTGTGGCATCAATGAGGGCATTTCACCGCTTTCAAGCGTATATCTTGCCCATAGTATGCCTATATGCCCTACAGGAGCATTAGCCTCTTTTTCGAATTTCGAACGAATTTTATTTTCGACTTCTTTGGATAATCCAGGTAGTGGACCTTGGCGACGCTCCGAAAGAAAAACGACATTAAAACCATTGTTAGTATTTTTGCGGAAATGTTGCCATTTATCTCCCGAATCCTTAATTCCCATTTCCATGGTGTCGTTAATGGTCTTATAAATGGATGCGTATTCTTCTGTCGTAAAAAAATTTTTTTCTTCACGTGGGACGGTGGGCTCTATTATCATAAAATCATTATACCACTATGCTATAATTATAAAGAACAAAGGAGATGCCAATGGCATTAGAAAAGATGAGTTTTGTAGAAACCGATTGGTATACAACTCAAAATGAAACAAGTCAAGCAAGAGACTTTATTTTTAAAGACTTTTGTGACTATATTATCGTAGTAAAGACATTTGCTGATAAATCAGACAATACCGTTCTACAGCGCACAGATGTAATTCACATCGACTCTAACCACGGTGGAGTTAATCACAAGAAGATCTCAGAACTTGATCCTCCGCTAATTGCTGCGTTGGATGCTGCGAACTTCCCTTATATCAAGTAAAAAATTTACTTACATAGAAGTCCGCTTTTGTTTGCATTGTTGCTCTATGAGCATCATCTAACATTAGCGGATTTTCTGTATCCTCATAAACTTGGCAGACAATGATGTCGTAATAGTCCGAATTGTCGAATTCTATATCTGGTCGCCAATGTATTTGGTGGCTTCCAGAAAATAAGACTGCTTGATTGTATTTCAAATCAAATTTATTTCCTTCTATATATAAGTCCCAAGGCTTAGTATGTTTTAACTGAATGCTTAGTGTGAATGAAGCCGATACCATACCAACATCATAGTGAGGCCTTAGAGAAGGCTTAGAACCCGATTCAAGGGTATATCTTGGCATATGGTTGCCGTCTTCTTTTACGTATATAGGAACCCTTTTTGCTATTTCATTTAAAATTTTTCTTCTAATATTGTATTCAAAAGGGTAAACACATGTTATGTACCCACAAGATGGATCTGTAAAAACATAATCACTTCCATCTCCATTTTTTTTACCAGGAGCAAGTTCAAACCTTGTTTTATAAATGCTTTCAATTTCTTCTTCGGTAAAAATATTATCTATTAGAATTGGTTTAAAATTAAAAAATGTATCTTTATTGTTCTGTATGGTCATGCCATTGCCTCAAATCCATATCACGGTACATAGAATCTTTTTTGTCAAAATATTCTTGATCTATTGGCCATGCCGTAGTTCCTACAAAATCAAAATGCAAAACCATTATATCGTAAAAGTCTTCTTTGCTAAATTCTACTATTCTTGGTCTCCAGTGAGGGTATAGATTTGCAGAAAAGAATAAAGCCTGATTATCTTTTAAACTCCACCGATTTTTCTCTACACCTACATCCCATTCAACAGTAGATTTTAATTTTGATGTTAGCGACATTCTATAATTTTCTCCAAATTTTGCCTCATCAAGATGTGGTGGCAATCCTGGAAAAAACCCAGACTCTCTAGAATATCTAGCAAAGTATCCACCTAAATTTTTTATTTCTTTTCCTAAAATATTAGATATTCTATTTCTTAGATCTTGCAAAAGTATATCGACTGTTGCATCATTACCAACATAGCCTTTGCCATCATGTTTGGGAAGAGGAAGCCTTTGCATACCATTTTGGTGAATAAAAAAGTATTTGTATTTATCACCTTCGGACTCTCCTAAAGTGGTTGTTTCTTCTACTATTGCATATATATCTTTTAGATTTTGTTCAGAAAATAAATCATCATGAATTACTGGAGGAGTATTTAAAAGTTCCTTTGCATTCATTTTTTACCACTTTCCTATTGGGCATTTTGCTTGTTTCAGTGTAGATTTTAATTTCATAAAGCATCCACATTTTTTACATTTAATAAGTCTTTTATTAAACCATCCACAATCATTACAAATTGCTAAGCGAGATTCAATTAGTTCCTTGTCACTTCTTGGTTGACTTGGATCAAATAAATCGGTAAACTTAACATCTTCTGCCATATTTATATAATACCATATTTTAAATAATCTAGTTATAATATATCATTATGACACCTGCAGACTGGGCTGGACTTATTGTTAGCGTAACTACTATAGTTGCATCTATTGCATATGGTATTAAGTGGTTAACAAAACACTATTTGCAAGAATTAAAACCCAATGGTGGTTCAAGTTTAAAAGACTCAGTTAGACGCCTAGAGGAAAAAATATTAGAAGCAGATGAGCAGCGTTGCCGCATGGATCAAAAATTAGATAAGATGTATGATGTTTTGCTAGAGCATATTGCTTCAAATAATAAATAAATCAATACTGTAGATGGTTGTTTGGCAATTCATCTACGTGATATTGATGATCTCTATTAAAGAAATATTGAGTAGAATATCTAGATCCACTTTTTACTGGTTCAATGTTATGGTATATGTGTGAAGGGAAAACAACCATATCTCCAGCAACTGGCTTATACACATATGGTGGCTTTAATACATAAGGATTATTTAGATCTTGTTCTGACATCTCATTTTCTTGTTCTAGAGTTGGATCAATAAAATTCAACTCCCCACCTTCAAAATCATCATTCCAATAGAATACACACGACATAGTGATAGCAGTCATTCCGCCTTCTAGTCCAAAGTGTTTGGTATATGTTCCAGTTGGAATATCTCTATGTGTTCCCAACCACATGCCCTCAATTCTTTTATCGACAGTTAGCATTTCTTGTCCATATGTTTCTAGATAGTTTGGTTTTTCTAATTTGATGTCATCTTTTTCTAGTTCAAAGTCTCTAGTGATTTTTGGAAGTATTGTGTTATGAGCCATCAAAACTGCTTTTGCTACTGGCACAGGCAAAAACTCTCTTAGTTGCAAAACTGGAGTATCAGTACAAACACTTTGTGTTAAAATTTCATTTGGGTAAAGTTCAAACATTTCCATAGATCTTTTTATGATAGACTGATCTATTGTGTTCTTATAAATTCTAACTTGGTTTTTCATATTTTGATTATACCATATTTACTATATATAATATATATTATATAAACCCTTTAGAGATAGTTCTTTTTCTTATATATATTAAAGTATACACTATTGATAACTGTGACAAATATATCTATAACCTGACAAAATGGACATTATGAATTGTAACAATTTGGTAAACTTTTATATCAATGTCCAAATAGTCCTGATATGATATACTTTTAAAGTACCTAGGATAGTCTCATCATACCCACCTATCCTAGGTATTTTTTTGTAATTTAATGGTATAATCAATGTTATGACTATGTGTGGACCTGAAATTTTTGGTGCTAACCCAGTAAAAATTAAATGGAATGTTGTTAGAGGAGACTCTGCGTCCTTGAGAGTAGAGTTTTTAGAAAATGATGAACAGACTCGTTTTTCTACATCTGGATGGACATATAAAGCAAGTGCGTATGATCCAAAAGGTGACACAATTGATGAATTAGAAGTTGTCTCACATAATGGATATATTGATATAAAAGCAACTCCAGAAATTACTCAGTATTGGGGTACTGGATATACAACACAGGTAGCAGAACTAACCTTTGATCTTGAAGTAACAATTGACGAAGTAACTTGGACACCAGTAATTGGAACTGTTCTTGTTTATGGTGATATTTCGGGGTCACTATAATGGCAGTAGTAAGAGTTACAACACCTAGGCCAGAATTACCACCAGTAATAAAAATTGAAAACAAAACTTATAAAATAAATAAGTAGAGGAGAATTATGGTTTCTAAAAGTGTAGATTTTCCTAAAAGTGCATATGCTTCTCAGGTTCTTCAACAACAAACGCCATCTACAGATGTAGCAACATACATACCAGTACCTGGGCCAGAAGGACCAAGAGGTTTACAAGGGCCAAAGGGGGAGCCAGGAAAAGATGGTGCTCCAGGAAAAGATGGAGAACGTGGACCAAAAGGGGATAAAGGGTTTAAAGGTGATCCAGGACAAAGTTCATTATCTTCTTCTGGACAACAAGCAGGTTGGGCTTCTTATACAAATTTAAATTCACCAGAAGCAAGGCTTGGTATTTCTAAAGGTGATGATGGATGGGTATCACTTGAACTTGCAGAAAAGGGATCAGTTAAAAATGAAACATTTATGCCAAGTTCTTCATTTGGAACAAGCCTATACAATTTTAACTCAAAATCTTTAACATTTAAACCATTAGAGATTGGCTCGATTGTAAATGTTACATATAATTTTGAATTAACCACATATACAAATAATACAGAAGTTTGGTTTAGAACAAATTTCCCACTAGCAAAATCTTCAGCATCTAAACTTGTTGGGTCTTTTAAGTATCAATACGTTTATGATATTTCTGTAGATCAACAGTTCTTTATTGAAAATCAAGGTATTTGGGGGTCTGGAGGAGTACCACAAATAAGAACAGATTTTGATGCAATAGCAATTTTAAAAAGCATATATGTTTCTGTTGTCTGACGTGGTATAATAATTCTATGGCATTTCCAGCAACTTATAACTTTTCTTACTATAAAGGTGATACCTTAGAGTTTAACATCTACCCTAAAAAGGCAGACGGAACAGTTTTTGATTTATCTCCATTTTTGCCATCCTATGATAATGATAATAATCAATCAACGCCAAATATCGTTTATGATACCTCAAAGTTTGTTTTTTCTTTATCTAGGGGCTCTTCTGGCACTTCCTCTCAAGTAACTTGTTTTTCAAAAATATCTAATGATGCAACACACATACTGTGTGCAATTAGGCCAGCAGACTCAGTTTCAATGGTTGCAGGAACACAGTATGTTTATGATGTTCAAGTTTCTACAAATACCTCTTCTAATGGCTATCCAATTGTCCATACACTTTTGACAGGGGTAATAACAGTAACTGATCAAGTGGCAACAGGATATGGAACTCCAAACTAATGGTAGATGTAATACTTTCCAATGAAGATTTAAGTATTTTGGGTGGTCCAGAAACAGTAAATGTTGAAGTTGATTTTGGTGCAACTGGATCACGAGGAAGCAGAATATTTGTTAATTATGGCCAACCAGTAGTAGGGATTGATGGTCTTACATCACTAGCCCCAGACTGCAATCTATTTGACCTCTATATAAATATTCAAAGTACAGATGATGAATATCAGTTTGTTTATCAATATCAAAATGTTCTTGGCACATTAACTTGGGTTAAACTTTTTAAACTAGTATCAACTATTCATAGCAAAAATTATTCAGATACTTCTTTTGTATCTGGAACATGGACAAAAAATATTCCAGTAATAGATGTTTTGCCTTTAGATTTTGTTGGAACAGCAGAATCTGCCAACTTTAATATTCAATATACTATACTAGGTGAAAATCCAATTGCTTCATCTTTATCTATAGCAGAAATATCAACATCTAGCGGAGCACTGGTATTGCCTTTAACTATCAAAGCAAAAGAGTTTGTTGATGGGGCCTGGTCTAGTTTGTCTGGTACAAAAACAGTACAACTCTTTATTACTATGGTATAATCTTATGTATGGCTACAGAAAATATAGGCTCTTTATACCCAACTAAAATCCCTGGATTTGATGAACCAGCCGATATTCAGGCAGCCCTTAAACTTTATCATTATGGAACAACAGAAACAGTTTCTACAACAAATGACATTGTTGCTAATTCAGTAACTGGACATTTTAAGGCATTGGATGAAAGAGTTTCTGATCTTGAGTCTGATGGAATTGGATCTTCTATTTTATCTTCACAGCCAACAGGCGTACACGATGGTTATATTTGGATTGATTCTACAAGTTCTGGAACAAGTCAGGTTCAATATGCACAAGCATCTTATCAGACCTCAGAACCAACAACTCCAACAATGGGAGCACTTTGGGTTGATTCAGATAGTACACCATTAACACTTTATGTTTGGTCTGGATCTGCATGGAGAGAGATTGGTGCATAATGGCTAAAGAAAAAACAACAGAAGAACAACTTCGTGAAAGCGGTATAGCAAAATTAATTTCTGCTACACAAATCACAGAAGCAGAGTTAAGAGCACTGGGGTTGACATCAAATGGCAGCAATTGATAATAGCGGAAAAGTAGCATACATTTATAGTCAAGCAGATAATAAATGGTATTCAATTGCTGGAACAGTTAATCCAAATGCATCTTATACTTGGACAGCAAACCAACAGTTTTCAGCACCAGTAAATTTTGATATGGTAATTAATGCAAAAGCAGGCGTAAATAATTTTGCTAATCCAACAGCAAGAGATGCAGCACTTACATCTCCTACAAATGGTTTGGTTTGTTTTGTTAGACAAACAAACGCTGGATCAGTAATAAATCAAATTCAATATTACCACAATGGTGAGTGGAGATGGATAGGAGATTCAGCAGATCTCTCTTTAAAGACATCTAGTTTTACAATTACAAAAGATGATGCTGGGAAAACATTAAATGTTAGTTCTTCTTCAGACGTTGTAGTAACAATACCAGCAAATAGCACAACACCTTTTATTAATGGACAAAAAGTTGAAATTGTAAGAACTGGAACAGGTAATGTTTCCATTGAGGGCGCAGTTGGAGTTACAATAAATAGTAAGAATTCAAATAAGAAAATTTCTTCACAATATGTTGGTTGTGTATTAGTTAAAATAGATACAAATACCTGGTTGCTAATTGGCGATCTGACGGCGTAGGTAGAAGATGCTAAATTTATTTCAATGGGCATCAAAAGGAATGGTAGCAGTACCAAATCTATCGACATTGACAATTACTCAAGCACAAACACTACTTACTTCTTTAGGTCTTGGTTTTATAAACTCTGGTTCTTCATCAACATATAATATTAATTTAGATACAACTATTGCAACACAATCAATTTCTGCAAACACCCTTGTTGATTATGGAACAAATATTAGTTTTACTTATTATGCATACGTAACTCCAGTTCCTACCCCAACTCCTACCCCTACACCTACACCAACGCCTACACCAACGCCTACACCAACGCCTACACCAACGCCTACACCAACCCCAACCCCTACACCAACTCCAACACCTACACCAAATGGTGTTGAATATTACATAGGAACATCTGCTTGTGCTGGAACAAGTGGGCTTTATTACAGTAGCCCATCAGTTTCTGGCCCATATTATTCCTCATCAATTCCATCAGATACAAGTTCTTATTCTAATGCAGTTGTAACAAAAACAGTTTATAGATCAACATCTGCAGCAGCATTAGAGGCAGCAAAAAATGTTGCATGTGAAAATGTAACGCCTACTCCTACCCCAACTCCTACACCTACACCTACCCCAACACCTACCCCAACACCTACCCCAACCCCTACCCCAACCCCTACACCTTCACTTCCAACATGTCCAGGAACTCAAACAAAAGCAACATCTTATACATGTAATGAATTAGGTTTGGTATATCTTGGAGGACCATCGGACTATCAGGTTGGTGTTGGATATCAATGTTGTGGTGGCGCAATTCCTACCCCAACTCCAACGCCTACCCCTACACCTACACCAACGCCTACACCAACTCCTACACCAACACCTACACCAACTCCTACACCAACACCTACCCCAACACCTACCCCAACACCTACACCATATTCATTTACAACAACAGTATATGGAATTAGATGTATTTCTGGTGACACATTTATTAGAGTTTTGCCAGGGGATGGAACTATAAATGTAGATGAAAATAATGGTGTTATTACACTAAAGGACAAAGATGGTAACACCGTTGCAAAACAGGCTAAAGATATAGTTATTGGTGATGAAATCATGACCACATCTTATTCTGAAATTGATCAAAACTCTCCAGATTACGAAATGTTCAATTGGAGTTCTGATTCTTTGACCTTTATAGAAAATGCTAAAACAACAATTGTTGATATTCAAGAAGATAATAAGAATCAGATTGCATACTTTAATAATGATCAATCAGCAAAATTTACACTAGAGCATCCAATTTTAGTTAATAGAAAAATTAATAACATTGATGATTGGAAATTCTTGATGGTTGCAGAAATTGAAGTAGGAGATATAATTGTTAAGTACGATTCAGAACTGGGAGTTTATAATAATGTGGTCATTGAATCAATTGACTTAATTCCATATGCAGAAACAGTTTATACATTTAGTGCTGAGCCAGTAGATTTAATTATTGCTGGAGATATCATTACTCACAATAAGTAGCGCAAATGATTAAAGATCCTTATTTGATTCAAAATGTTTTATCTGACCAAGATTTATCAACACTATCTGACTACGCTTTCAAACTTTGGGAAACTGATAAAAGTACATACAATGAAGGTTTTGGTAGGCACCAATGGGCAATATGGGGAAATGATTTACCAGAAAAACTTCTTCCATTAAAATACATTCATACTAAATTGACAAAATTAGCAAAAAAAGAATTTGATTCAGAAACGCTTAAGCCTTCTTGGTGCCTGCTAAGTATTTATGAGGGTAAAGAGGCAAAACTTTGGAAGCATAAAGATGATAATGCTTGTACATATCATATAAATTTAACTTTAATTTCTAAAACCCCTTGGGATTTTTATGTAGAAGGAGAAAAATTTACACCAGTCCCAAATGAAGCAGTTATTTCTTATGGAAATGATCAAGAACACTGGAGAGAACAATTTCCAGATCCAGAAAATAATTTAGTTTGCAATGCATTCTTTTTTTATTGTGAGCCAGAGCATTGGTATTTTACAAAAGGACCTTCTTATTTATATACAGACATAAGAAAAGAAAAAACAAATGGATAAAATTTTTATAAGTATTGCAGCCTATAGGGATCCAGATTTAGTAAATACAGTAAAAAGTTTTTATGACAATGCATATAATAGAGATAGTTTATTTTTTTCTTTAGTCTCTCATGAAGAAGAAGATAATATTTTAGATTTTAGTTTTTTACCAAAAAACCAATATTCTTATCAAAAAATTGATTATCGTTTAGCACAAGGAGTTTGTTCTGGAAGATATTTGGCAAACTCTTTGTTATCATCAGATTATAAATATTTTATGCAAACAGATTCACATTCTAGAGTTATTAAAAACTGGGACCTAGAAGTAATCAAATGTTATATAAAATGTAAAAATAAATGGGGAAATGATTTTTTATTTACTAAATACCCACACGGATTTAATTTTGATTGGAGCCTAGGTGACTATATAGCAGTTTTACCAGAAAATAATAACACTTTACACAAGGTTGTACCAGTATGGGATGATTTTGAAAGTTTATACTTACTTGAATGGAAGGAATTAGAAGATACAGAGTTTGGAGATTTAGTTTATGGCTTTGCTGCAAACTGTGTATTTGGAAGTGCAGTTGCTATGTTAAAAATACCATATGATCCTTTTTTGTATTTTCATGGAGAAGAAATTACCTTGGGAGTTAGGGCTTATATAAACGATGTTCCCCTTGTATCGCCACCAATTAATTTTTTATACACAAATTATGATAGAGAAAATGGCAAAAGAAATTTTCACTGGGAAGATGATATAAGTTGGTCAATAAGGGATAAATATTCAAGAATTAGAATTAACAATATTTTTAAAAAGAAAAATTTGGGAATTTTTGGTTTAAATGATTTAAATAAATATGAAGAACTTCAGAAAAATAGTGGAATAGATTTTGAAAATAAAACTCATATTAAAAATATTTATAGGTAAATATGCTATACTTTTTAAAAGGGGTAAGAATGAACAAAAAAACAGTTAAGCCTTGGGATTTGCTAAATCCTAATAAGCCAAGATCTAATGATGAGATTGCAAAAGAAAGATATGACATTTGTAATTGGTGCCCAGAGTTTATTTCACTAACAAAACAATGTGCAAAATGTGGCTGTTTTATGCACCTTAAGGTAAAACTAGAAGAAGCAACATGTCCGTTAGGCAAATGGTAATGAAATTATTTAATAGAATTATATTCAAGTATAAAGAATATAAAAAATATAAAAAAATAAAAAAGGGAACTTGGATATATTAATGTTTTTTGATATATTTAAACCTGGTATCGTACCTCATAATAGACCAAACAGTAATTATAGGTCTAGTGTTCTTGCTACTCATGCAGAGATAGAAAGATCAGAATACAACTATGACTGGAATTCTGACGGTATAAGATCTATAGAGTTTTCAGAAAAACCACCAATCGTAACGCTTGGTTGCTCTATTACTCTTGGTCAAGGATTACCTATAGACTTAATTTGGCCAGAAATGCTTGCTAAAAAAATCAATTTAAAAGTTGGAAATATATCATATAGTGGTGGATCTATTACTCAAATTATTTCAGGATTTTTTGGAATGATTGCTCAATATAAATACAACCCAGAGTATGTAATTTGTAATTTTCCACCTTTTGATAGGTTTTATTTTATAAATGGCAAAGGTGATCAACTTAAAGACTACAGGGCTGGTGTAAAAAAAAGAAAAACAAAGGATTCTGCGCCATGGGACTATGGTGCAACTATTCCATATGAATGGGCATATTACAGTAATTTGAATGCTTTGCAAATGCTTGAATCCTTCTGTGACTCAAATAATATTAAACTTATCTGGAGTACATGGTCAAATGCATTGTCTGAAGATCAAGAAGATTTTCTTATGGATAATTTTCAACACTATGTTAAAGACCCAGTAAGAAAAGAGTTTGCCCCACATTTTGAGTTCTGGGTTGATTCAAAAACGGTAGATGCGTTAGATGTTTTTTATAAAATGAAAAACTGGGATAAAGTTCAATGCCATACCAAAGAATTTATGATGCACAAAGAAATTTTTAATTATGCTTATGACTATCACAAAATAGGAGAAGCCCCAGATAAAGAGAAAGTTATTACTCGAACTCCTCATCCAGGGCTTCACAAGCATATTCATTACGTTGATTTTTATTATAACGAAATGTTAAAAAATGGTTTTAAAGAGGGAACTTCTTAATCCACATCTTTGTTTTAGCAGTAAGTCCATGCCAAGAGGACCAGTCCTGCCCACCGTTAGACATCCAGAACGCAACCTGTGCATTGATTACTGGATTGAAAAGATCTTGGTTATCACTAAGACCAAACTTTTTAATTCGGTCAGGACCAAGATCTCGGATCATATTAATTTGAAAGAGACCATATGATTTGTCTCCTGTTTTACCATTTTTGTTAAAAGCATATGGTCTACCATTACTTTCTTTTTTAGACACAGCCCAAGCCTCTTTTAGATCTTTTCCTCTAAAACCAACTTGGTACAAAAGGTCTTTTAGTTCCTTGTCTGTCAATGAGTCATGACTAACATATTTTGTTAGTTTACTAAGATTTGCAGTTCTAGAAACCAAAAAAGCCCCAGAAGGGGCTATCACGGGCTGGACCTGTTCACTCTTAGTATTTGATGTAACTGTTACTGCATTAGCATTATTTGAAAAAACGGCAAACATGCCAGTCACCGTAAGTATTCCAATGATTACTTGTTCTTTAAATTTCTCGTTCAT